GTTTACTTTAGTTAATAAAGATACTTTTGGTAATATTTATAAACCAGGAGAAACATCACAACCTTTTATAAATGTAGATCCAATGGATCTACGTAACTCACCAGATTATACATTACTTTATGGTGTAAAAACTAAAAACTGTATAGTTCGAATACACTATGAAGACAACAGACGTAAAGGAAGATCTTGGGATATAGAACTTAAAGATAATATGTTTATTATGTTTCCATCAACAAATATGTATTACATAACCAATAATCAAAAGGATAGTTTAAATTTTGTACAAACTATATTGTATGAATATATATGATTAATTGTAGTTATTATTATTGGAATAATGAAATAAAATTATTAAATCAAATTAATAAAATTATAGATAAAAAATCTATACCACTTAATAACGATACACAAAAAGCAGCATATTCTACAAAAACATCCACAGTTAAACAAATAAATTACATTCATTTAAGTAAATTTTTAGATTTATATATTACTAAAGCATTAGCAGTAAATGCAGATTATTTTGGATATAATTTATTTCCTGTGTTTCCTACTAAAATTTTAAATGTAAATTATTATTCAAAAAATGAAAAATATGAATGGCATTGCGATAAATCAAATAACCCTGTAAATGATATTAAGTTAACTTTATTATTAAATATATCAGAAAAAAAATATGAAGGAGGAGAGTTTGAAATTTTTCAATCAGAAAACCCTGAAACAATTTGTAATTTTTCAAAAAGTGGAGATATGTTATTATTAAAATCTAACATACTTCATAGAGTAAAACCCATAATAAAAGGAATAAGAAAAAGCATAACTATTTTTTTTGAAGGACCTAATTTTCAATGAACATATCTAATTACTATTGGTATTTTAAATCTGCACTAACCCCTAAATTTTGTGATGATGTTATAGCGTATGCTAATCAACAAAAAGAAGTTATGGCTAGAACAGGTGGTTATGGTGATAGAAAATTAAAAAAAGAAGAAGTATTAGATTTAAAAAGAAAAAGAAACTCTGATTTAGTATGGCTTAATGATACTTGGATATATAAAGAAATACATCCTTATGTTAAGGAAGCAAATAGAAACGCTGGTTGGAACTTTGATTGGGAAAGATCTGAGTCTTGTCAATTTACAAAATATAAATTAAATCAATATTACGATTGGCACTGTGATAGTTGGGACAAACCTTATCAACGAGATAACGAAGACCATCCAGAACACGGTAGAATTAGAAAACTATCTATGACTTGTCAGTTAACTGATGGTTCAGAATATAAAGGTGGTGAATTAGAATTTGATTTTAGAAATTATGATCCACATATGAGGGATGAATCAAAACATAGAGTGCAATGTAAAGAGATATTACCAAAAGGATCTATTATTGTATTTCCTAGTTTTGTGTGGCATAGAGTTAAACCAGTAACATCAGGCACAAGATATAGTCTTGTGGTATGGCATTTAGGAAGGCCTTTTAGATAATG